CTCGTAAGCTGAGGACCAAACGTCAATTGTTTCCTTCATCTTTTCCACTTTATATGTCGTGGGGTCCGTGTAGGAATAATCTGAGCGCATACATGGATCGCCGTTTTGTGCGTGAGTGACGGCCTCAAACTGAGTGATTAGTCGACCCCCGCTGTCGTAAACACGAAACATTTTTACGGGCTCATTACGTATGGCCTGGATAAAGTCTTTGACTTTAAGTGTCTGTGATACTGGCATTTATTCCCCTTCGTTAATTCTGTAGAGCGCGCTCGCTCCCGTCAACAATTATTGCCCTAGACCTGTCCTAACTACTGTTTACAAAAATATTTAAACGTAAGTAACTATCGTCACGCCTGGAATAGCTTCAAGCATTTTTATAGCTTCAAACATTCCCATGTCGTTAGGGTCTGCGGCGTCCCTAACAATTTCACCAGCGTCTACCAGGGCAACCAAAGCCTGGATGCAAACTTGTTCTTTTCCCTGATCCTTGAACGGCACTTTAATTATTTTATGGAAAAAGTACTGCACAAACCTTTTATAAAAAAGGCCAACTAAGTGCAAAAAAGAGTATTTAACCTTTAAAAGAGAAACCGCTTTCGATAATATTTTTAAATAAAGCACTCCGGAAATATCAACCTGCTTTTCATAAATTGGCTGATGATGGCTTAAAAAATATTCTTCATTACAAAACTCAGTTCCAGAACCCACGGCTTGGAAATAGACCACAATGCCGGGCTGAATTTCTAGCTTCGTAAAACAATGGCTCGCCGGAGTTTCTTCCCACCACATGATCGCAGCCGCACCCGGTTTCCAGTGTCTAGGTTTCGATGCGCCTAGAATAATTTTCACAATAAAATCTTGTGTAAGAAATAATTAACGCGAACCGTGACCGCTGCATTTGTGCATGAGTTTTTATAAGTGACCCTAAGCGTGAGCCCCGCTGGAATTTTTGCAGGATAAGGTAAATCTTTTGAAAAATTAGTTGCGAACCAGTCAATGAATTGATTAACAACCGTGGTCCCCATGACGACTTTAAATTTAATTTCATCTAAGTCACAGTTTCCGCTTAACACAACTTGTGCACCAGTTAACAAATGATCATCGGTTAACGCAAGATCAATATCTTGAGTAGTGCCGCCGGGAACAACCGCTGAAACTTTTTGTCCGTTGTAATTTAATTTGTTTTTATCAAAGCCATCAACACTGCTAGGATTGTAAGTTGAACTAGTCATTGCAAAAATACTTGAACAAAACAAAAAAAGACCCATCATTATTTTCAAAATTACTCCTCTGTAAATTCAACATAACCCGAGCAAGATGCGCCGTTCATGGTTTGACCATTAAAATTTATTGCCAAGACTTGTGAAACTCCGCGCAACGTAAAAGCTTGGCTCATGTCTGATGCTGATAAATTAAAATCCGCACCGGATGCGATGGTTGAATTATTTCCACCACCTTGTTGCAGCACGGCGGTGGGGATCGCAATTTTTGTTGCCCGCAAGTTTCCAACCAAGGTTCCTAAAGTTGGATTTGTTGTGCTGTAGCTTCGAACGGTGGCGGTGGCGGTGGTACTTAGCGGATCAGTGGGGGTGTTTGTTAAAGTCGTGGCGGTTCCGCCCGTGTTAGCAGTGGATCTTCTCACTAAGACCAAGTCTTGATATGATCCTGTTGTTTGATTGCAAACAATTCCCATTTTATTTATCTTTACGGTGGCCGTCGCCGAGCCTGTTATTGTTAAAACATCTGTTGGCGTTGTTGGTAGAATAAAATTAATAACTGAAGCGGAATAAGTCTTTTTTGTTCCATCAACTTTTGAAATCAATAGAGTTCCGGTTGAATCTGTTTTGAAAATTCTTTTAAGTCCGCCCGCGTCCACCCCTGAAATTGAAACTGGGTTATATATTGGCGCTGATCCAACCGCCGCCGCGCCTGAAATTATCCAGGGCAGCGTACTCTGAGAAACTGGAACAATATCATTTGTTGCAATCGAAACTCTTAAAGTTCCAGTATCTCGAACTCCGGTATTTAAAGAAATAGGCACTCCGTTAAATTGAGATAAACTTGTCACTGCAGCAAGCGTCGATGCGGGTTTTAATAAAGTATTTACAGAACTGTCTAAGGCAATTCCGTTTGTCGTTCCAATATTTGCGGTTACAATTCCAGAATCTACAACCGTATGCAAATTCGAACCAGTTGTTTGAGTAACCGTTGTGACCGCAGTATTTGCAGCAATCGTTGCTAGAGTTGATAATTCAGTCGTTTGGTTTGCAGAAGTTGAAGCGCCACTTGGTAAAGGTAGAGTCGCACTCGTAACAGCTTGAACACCGCTTGGAATGGATCTACAGATAAGTCCGCGCTCAGTACCTACGGGTGTGGTCGTCGATGAATCAATTGTATTACCATTTGTGTCTAGAATTTGTAGAGAAGAAGAAAATGCAGCGTGTGCATTTAATTCGTAAATAAATAAAATAATAAAAATTAAACGATCCACCAATTACTCCCATCTGAAATTAACGTCACAGAGTCTTTATTACGAAGTTGTATATTTGCAGCGGCATCAATAGTTTGAGTACCATTTCCCACGATTGTTATATTGCCTACACCTATTTTTTTAATCGCAAGTGTTTGAGGTCTATTAACCGCAGTCATTAGAGTAATCGTTATCACGGACGCTGAGTTCGCCAGAATTAGAGTTTGATTTGATTCCGTTAAAATGCTCGTGGTAGTCACGGTTTGAACAGTGCCGTCGACGTAGGCTTTATTTGCTACGTCTAACGGGTTTACAGGAGAGGGGTGGTTTACACCCTTCCCCTGACCATTAAAATCTAAATTGGTCAATATTTGTTGAGCCACTCATTAACCCAGGATAGTCACTTTAAAAGCGGATGCAGCCGGAGCGGATGCAAAACGCACTGTTATAGTGTTTAGGGTTGTGTACTCGACATCAACAATAACTTCGTCAAAAGCTCCTGAATTACGTTTTACAGTTGCAAGTAAATCCTGAGAATTTAAATTGTGTGTAATAGTAAACTGAGTAGAAGTTCCATCACCAAAAACTTGTAAGAATTTTAATTTCTTATTTACATAGTTTGCAAGAGTTTGCGCTGTTACAGCTTGTAAAGCATCCGCTCCGCCGTCAACTATTGTTTGTGTGGCAATTTGTATTTTACCTTTTACAGTCGTGCTTGCATCTGGGGTTACAACTCCAAATGGAACGAATGCTAAAGGTGTAGTTCCTAAAGTAATGTTAACAACTGTTTGTCTCCAAGTAGTTCCAGCATTTGCTGTACCTTGGTCAACCGAAGTTGTGGCATTAAGAATTTCACTTGCTGTGTTTGCGTCGACTGAGCGGGTTGCAGCGATAGCAGCGCCATTCCAGATGTAGAGACCATTTTCTTGCGGAGCTGTTTGATCTTTTGCTAAGAAATGATCGTTAACAAGCATCGTCACGCCATCGATTATAGATCCCGGAGCCGATAAAGTAATATTAACTGTTGATGCAGCTTTTACGTTATCCTTCCATGCAATACCTTCAACTAAAACGTCGACATAGTTTTTTGTCGCCGCGTCTTGCGGAAGTGTTGGGTCAGGAAGATTGATAATCTTTGACTGGGTGTTAAAATCTAGATTCGTGAGTACTTGTTTTGCCATATTCTACTTCCTTGTTAGTTTAACCGCGCACTTCCCGTTTGGGGAGATACGAAATTTATTATTGTTTGATTATTCGACGTGTGCATAACCTCTGCCTCTACTTCCATCCCACCTGCGGATAAAACTTCGACTGCGGGTTTAAATCCTAAATTATGATTAACTATCCAAGAACTAGATGCAACAGATTGTACGTAGGTATAGCTTAATGTCCCGACCGCAAACGGAGTCACAACCCCAGCTTCATCAATCAATGCGGGTGCCCCAAGTGTTGTTGAATAAAAAAATCCGACATAGTTAGCAGCGGGTAAATCACCAAGTGCTATTTTTTTATAATTACTTTGACTCATAAAACTGTATTTACTCCGTCTATAATTAATGTCCCGTCGATAAATTGGTTTCTTGTTACTACACTTTCAAAATCACTTTTTATCAAGTAATAAAAGCCAGCCCTTACCCGCTTGATATTTAAAAAACTAAATGGGTCGGATTGTGTCCCCGTACCTCCGCCACTTATCCCTTGAGGGCCAGTTGCGCCGGTTAGTCCTTGCGTCCCCGTTAATCCCGTTGGTCCTTGCGGGCCAGTTGGTCCAGTTGATCCAGTTCCTGACCCAGGCCCGGTAGGGGCCACAAAAGGATATTTATCTTTTGTAAGAGTTCTTCCTAAATCATTAAGGCGTCCAGCAAAAAAACGAAGAATGCATGGGCCTAGAGAGGTAATATAAATATTTGTTCGATCAAAATTCTCGTAATTAAAATAGGCATTGTGGTTGCCCGTGACAGATAAAAATATGATGTCCGCTGGAATGAATTTTAGTCCATGCGGAATTGGGAAAAGAACTGAAGCACTTGGAACGTCTACTTCATAAAAATTAAAATCACCCTCGAAGAAAACTTGACCATTAAGATAGTTTTTAAGCCTATTAAAGTTTTCTCTTATGTAGGTGTCTTCAATGTCTTTTAAGATTAAATCAATACGTGACATCTAGCCCCCCTATAGACTAAAAGCGCAGGGAAATTAATCCCTGCGCTTTCAACACTAATTTGAATTAGTAACTTGGAATGTTGCTCATGATTCCATGTTTCCATGGAGCCAATACGGCAACGTCACCGATCAAGCAATGGTCTAGAACATAAATGTATCCAGACGTTGCACGTTTTTCGTAGAACTGCTTACCATCTGGTGCAGTACGACGTTGTAAGCCACCGTTAGAGTAGACTTTAACAGTCTCCCAATCACAGTACCACATCCAGTCATTATCCATGTCTAAGATCGCAACGATCTTAAGCATATCACCATTTGGTGATCCGATAGAAATTTCCTGCCATCCGTATGCAGATACTTTACGAGAACCCGGCACTACGTTAAAAGCACCTTTGTATGGAGTTCCAAAAGATCCGCCACCAATCTCTAACAACGCAAGGATAGAACCCATGTGTTTGTAAGAGCAGATAACTTCTAATGAACCAGAACCACGACCTAATTGTTGGCGACGAGCTGCACCGTCGAAAATCTTTTGCAAGATGTTCGTAGCAGAAACACCAGAACCATCAATTTGTACCGCTTGCAAAAATGGGTAAGCTGTTTTCGTTTGACCGAAAATCAAAGCTGGGCCGCCATTTGCAAATGATTGTAATTGAGACTTGATTGAAGAGTACGAACTAGTTAAAGCCCCTGGAACGTAAACTTTAGCAAATTCAAGGACTTTATAAGCAGATACGTCAGCCGGAGCGCCGCCACGAGTGGCAGAAACGATTACAGTACCTAGTTTTAAAGTTCCTGCATTTACATCGATTGCGATTACATAATAAGTCGCAGCCGGTGTGTTAATGTCTTGTAATACGATTTTCTGATCAAGAGAAAAACGCTCTACACGGTCAACTTCTAAAACACCCAAAAGCGTTCCATCAACTGTTATTTTTGCGAATGAAGAACCATTCAACATATTAACAGAGATTTGCATTTTCATGTTTGAAACGAAATCAGTAACTTGGCCTGGCAAGATTTTTAGGAATGATTTCTCATTCACTTTACCATCATGCTCCATCAAATCACGGTGATTGAAAATCAATGAACCCCAAGCTTCAACAGTTGGAGATAATTGACCACGAACATATTTGTATTTAGAAATATCCGTGTCATCCGCTAATTGACCAAATTCCATTGAAGATGCGTGTTGACCTTCGAATGGCACTGGGATTGTTCCGCCTTTAGCGCCTTCATCCATGTCAGCTTTTTGCATGAAGTAGTCTTGCTTCTTCATTTCTAGTTTTAACAAATCTACCGCTAGGTATTCGTTAAGCATATTTTGAAAATCACGATTAGTGCTCATTTTTAAAATTCCTTTTTTTAAGTTAGTTGTTAGTTTTAAGGAGTTACTTCAAGTTCCTTTGCTCTAGCCTTGAGTTCATCTAAACTCTTATATTGTCTTTTTATAGGAGTTTTAGAAGATCCAGGGACTGCGGGAATGATGGGTCTTGATTGCGGCATTTGCGGTGCCTGCGGCTGGTTTTGGAAAGCGTTCGAATCTTGCGAACCCGCGTTTTGCACGTCGATGAATTTCCCGAATCGTTGCATAACCTTCTGAACGGCTTGTTCAGGAGATAGATCAACTTTATTCATGTACCATTCACGTTGCGCTTCCTCGACCACCATATCTTTAAAAGCCCCTTGATTTCCCATTTTATTATCCCAAAAACCTGCGGCTTGCGAAACGTCTTGGCGAGACATCGCTTGGTCCAACATGATCGTTCGGTTCTGAACTCTCTGTGATTGGAGATCCGTTTGCATTTGGGACATTTGTTCTTGATAAGATTGATTCTGAATCTGCGCTTGCTCTTGTTGCTGTATAGCTTCGCGCTGTTCAGGTGGAAGGCCATTCATCATCTGTAAATAATCAACGCGCTTTGCAGCCCACTGAATAACTTGATGATCATTTAAGCCTACGTTTCTAAAAACAGTATCTAAGTCGCCTTTACTTTTTGCTTCATTCACACGTTGGACGACTGCACTTTGATTTTGATAATCTGTCTGCAAAGTTCCAAATTCTTTATCGCGTGATTCATATTTTGTTTTCATATAATCAAAAGCATCAGCACGAGAAAATACATCTTTAACTTTTTTCTCTGAGTCCGCATCTTTTACAAGGTCACGAAAGAAAGGATCTAATTCTTTTTCCTGAAGTGCTGCCTTGTATTTAAAGTTCGGCGTGTACGCTGGAATTACCGGCGCTCCAGCCGCAATCGGCAATGCTTCTTTAACCGGTGGAAGTCCACCTGTTAGATCACTTGAGGGTGCGCTGCTTGACGAACTCGGTGATGTGTTTATTCCTGATGACGATGACGTATCAACATTTGAACTTGTGTTTTCAACACTTGTTCCACCAGATGATGTGGTGTCTAGAGTATTTTCTGTACTCATTGTATTCCTCCTGCGGTTACGCGGGGATCATTGCCTGCTCTTGAGAGGGGCTGATACCCCGTTGGTTGTGATGCCATCGGCGCAGATTGCGCCTGTGGCTGTTGTCCTTGTGTAAATTTCTGAGCGATCTCAGATAATGCGCCTTGATTACCGACTGCACCTAAAGCAGTTTGACTCTGACCCTGGTCTTCCATTCGCTGCACCAGCCACTCAATAGTTTGAGCTGGTAGTGTGGCCTGAATTGATCTTCCTGGGTTAGTTGGATCCTTTACGTACCAAGCGACCTTAATCATCGCGCCGCCGGTTGGAATAAAGTCTGCTTGCGCAGCTTGAAGCTGACGTTGCTTATCGGCTTCAAGCTGTTCGTAAATATCGATCGTTGATTTATAGTTTTGCTGAATAGCGGGATCAAGTTGCGCGTAATCGGCAAGACTTACTCTGTGAATTAGCCTTTTAATCATGTAAGGCCCATCGTCATACTTATTTGGAGTTGGGGCCTCACCGCGGTCTAATGCTAAAATCATATTTGTTCCGCGGTCGTAGTTTAGAGTGAAGTCATTAAATGATTCTTCTTCGTTTGCGTAGGGCATCATGCGAATCATTTTACCGATGTCATCCCTAGATAGTTGAGACGAAGAGTACTGAAGTACATGGTTTAACATTAACTGTTTCCCCATCGTCGTTTCCATATCATCACTCATCGGCTCAACTTTAAATGTCATCTCGTCATTCTTCGTAGCTTTAAACTCCGCAATGTTCACCATCTCGGCTTTTCCGATGGCATTTATCATTGTGTTATCGTCAAAGTATTCTTTGGCTAAAGCTAAGTACGTTTCACATACTTTTTTTAAGAAAAATTCAAATCTTTCAGCATCCACGATAAATTTCTTTTTATGTTTAGCTGCTTTAAATAATTCGCCCCATGCATCCCCTTGAGCTTTTTCCTCAAGCTCTTCTTGAATGTCTGCGATATTATAAAGTTCTGAAATTTGGGATTCGATGTAAGAAAAGTACTGCTCTCCTGATCTACCAGAGATAACTGTTGGGGCTTGGCCCGTAACAGTCATTGTTCGCATACCTGGGAAGTCAGAACCCTTAGAGGCTTTAGACCCATTCACTAAAACGAGCTTATCATCTCCGAGGGTCACTTGGTGTTCTGCGACCTTGGAAGCGGCTCGATTTATCTCGATTTGATACGGACGAAATTGTTTGATCGGAGATCGGTGTCTTGGGGACGTTGCAACTTCATCATGGCCTTCGTAAACGATTGGGTAAATCCCGTATGGAATTTCACCCTGCCATAAAACACCTTGCTCCGTTGTGATATAAAAATATCCCATAGGATATTCCGGACATGCGCGATAGTAATATTCTCTTAAAGTAACTAAACCTTTTTCTTTATCGTAACTCCCTTTTTGGGCGTCATAGATTAAGTAGGTGTCATCTTTTCCAGCTTCAACGAATTTTAATTTTTCTTCGTCGTCATCTAGCATTTTTTTAATTTCTTCAACCAAAATTGTTTTTCTAATAATTAAAACTGGACTCTCGTCCATGGTCTTTGCAGATGGATGACGAAGAAGATTGAATCCATAAATTTTTTCAATTAATATATCTCCAGAGAATACGCCTTCTTCAGATGGTTTCATCTGTCCATCTTCATCCATTTCTGGATTCCCAGTTTCATCCACAGATTGTTTCATACCAACAAATTTACCTGCGCGTGGATCGAAGTATAGCTTTACGGCCACTTCACCGATGTCGAAGTATTCAGATACCCATTCGTGAGTTCTGCGTCTGATATTTTGTTGTTTCTTCCCATACTCCCAAACAGCTTGATTTAACTCAGCCGATTTTTGATGTCGAAGATCTGCATCCTTTGATGCGGTCACTCGGACGCTTGAAGCGTGAGATAGGATTACGTTTTTTCTAACTTTAGAAATTTTGTAAATATGATTCTTAGTTAAACGCATCTTCTGGTCGTTCGTGAGGTTTTTAGATTCACGGATCCGGTCCCAGTAGTTTGAGTTTCTTTTATTATAGTGTTCACCTGATACGAGTTGAAGATTTGACCTCTGATCCGCAAAAACTTCTTTGTCAGCGGTGTCAGCGTCTTTATAGAGACTGTTTAAATCTTCAATCGTGAGTTCAGTTGTTTTCTTCGATGCTTCTTTGCTCATCCCCTAATAACCCCTTAGCAATGGCTTCTTCATACTCGAGCGGGCTGTCATGGTGGAGCGTAGAAAGATCTTCGCTTACCTTGTCGGCTTCGTCTTGCAGAAGAGATTTTTCTTCCGTAGTTTTTTGATCACGGATCATGGCCTTGCTGGGCTTCTTGGTCGCGGCTTGCTGGCCATCACCAAAAACAACATGAACGTATTTCGTTCGAATTTCGCTTACATTCAATTTTGCACAAATTTTCAATAATTGTTCAACATAAATCAAATCTTCGCGCTCTTTTTCGTCTTTTTCTTTCAAAATCTAGCCTTCCATCAAATCGTTCCACTCACCAAATTCCGCTTCGATGCTATCAACCTCTGGTCCTTTGTCAAAGAAGAAGGCGCGCCTCTCCTCTCCTGATTTTCTTGGAACCGCATCCACCACCGGCTCTTTTAATTCCGGTGGAAGTTCCACGTTCGAGAAATCCCAAGGGACTGCCATGCAAATATAACGGAGCGGGTCAATCAAGTCGTCTTTAGCGTCTCGCTTATCTGTCGTTGGGGATAAACTTGTAAGTTCTGAAACTAGTTTGTCTAATTCCGGATCACCTCTATGAATTTTTAGCATTCCGGATTTAAACAAAGTATTTACTAAGGCTGTACCGGAACCTTTAGTCTTATCGGCCGGAATAAAGTTTTCACCTTGTCTCATGGCCACCATAAAAAAGTCCTTCGCCGCGTAATCATAAATCTGGTGCGTGACCGTTTTATTAAGTTTCATAATTTTAAAATGATCTAGAATATCTTGAGAGGTTGTGGGGATCCCGTCCCCGCGCCACCCTTTGATGACTCTCGCTTCGGTGTTCTTTGGATTTACAGCCAAGAGTAACATTCCCGCGGGGTGCCCGGACTTCCCGCCGGATCCTGGGTCTACGCCGCCGTAGATCGTCCAGCCGTTGTAATAAGGGTGCGGGTCACACATATGCTTTGTGGAGTCAAACGCCTCATAGGCAAGCCCCTCAGAGCGCACGAAGCGGCCAAATACGCGCCTTTGTACCTCTGCTTCTGTGGGACAGTTGGCGATGGCCCGTCTAATTTTCTCATCGGTCCAGGGGCTGTTACTTCCGTCTTCGTAGAGTTTAGAGTCAAAAAGTGAAATACACATTTTAAGTGCTGTTGGAAATGGCTCCGGTGCCCCTTGTCTGGGTTCTAGGGCATCCTTCCAATATTGCTGACCGATGGTGGCTGTGAATACATTTAGGAAATACCCGTCCGTGGCGTTAAGCCTGGCTTTTAATTCTGGGAGTAAAATAATCGGAAGCTCTTCATCACAGGTGAGGTGATAGACGGAGCCTGCTTGTAAATCGATAAGCTTTTGCGAGTACGCTTTGAAATGAATAATGATCCCGGACTTAAACACCACTTTTTCTATGTACCCTTTATTATAGTGGTCATCCCATCCATAAATAGGATCGTCCTTATCCTTTGGAAGAAACTCCATCCACTTCGTTTCAAACTCAGCAGTTGCTAATTGGAAATTTGGGTAGAAGTACCAAAATAAATTAGGAATCTTCCCCGGCCATAACTTTGGCCATAAAGATTTGTTCGTAGCCCATTCGATATTCTTTCGGATTGCAGTGGAAGATTTAGAAAGTTGGTTAGCCGCAACCAAAAGAATTTCGGGATTGGTAGACTCAAATACTTGGCGACTCCATGTGTAGAATGGGTACCGATATAAATGTGGAAGCTTGGCTTTAGCTTTTTCAAGCGCAATCTCCGTTTCTAAAACTTTTATTCTGTGGGCTTCGAAAGTGTTGCCTCTAGTTGGAGTGGCCAATTATTCCGCCGTGACGTTTGCGCCAAGGACCGGCTTTGCTTCTTTAAGTAGTTTCAATTCACGTTCTAAATCGGCCGGAGATTTTTGGGTCTGGTCCGAAGTCGAGTGAAGGTGAGCTTGAACTCTTAGGTGCTTAGCTACGGGGCCGACTGCGCGGTTTGCGAGATTGTCATAAAGAGAAGTAAGCTGCCCGACGTTTCTGGAAGTAACATCTGAGGTCGTAATGTATTTCATTAATTTGTGATGAAGCATTAAAAAAGCTTCTTCGAAATTCTCTTGGTGGCTTTTCCACGGAGTCATTATCCACATTAAACGATGGGGCTGCTTTAGAACATTTGCGTAAAAATATTGTCTAGAAATGTTTCCGCCAATAAGTAAAACCGTATCAATACTTTGGCCCAGGTCAACCAGCTCCCAAAGTTTCTTTCTCACCCAAAAATCATTTGGGGTTGGCTGAAACTGATCAGTTAAACTAATTTCATCCATTGCTTTTATCTCATCAGAAATCTCAGAATAGACTGTGGCTATTTTTTCAGACAACAAACTAACTGCGTACTCTCTATGCTTGACTACTTCTTCGAATTTCTCTAATTGCATAGACTCTATTAGGTGGGGTAATTTGGGGTCTTGTCAATTGATTGCTACTCT